TCAGAGCCCACGAACTCTTTGACGGATGGCTTACACCATTTCTGCGGTGTATCGCGTACCTCGTCGAACGGCTCAACGATAAACGGTGCAGGCTCAAGCACCCAGTCGGTTTGGCCGCGCCTCTGAAGACGGTGGGGCTTCACGGACTGATGCACCAGAAACATGGTGTCAGCGCCCTGGACATAATTCACAGCGGGCAGCATGTCAGAGGTGTAGGGACTGGCGATTTCATACGGCGTGTTGTCTTCGTTGACCAGCTGCTTACCGTTCTGAAAAATGCGCATGTAGCCGTCGCCGAACTCCAGCATGTAAGCCTGAGAGCGGTTAAACACGTAGGGAATGAGTCGGGATTTTTTATCACCGTGTTTGGTCGCCGCCGCAAAGCGTGTACCAGGTCTGCGCACAACGCCGCCCTGCACGACCACAACAGCGTTTTCGATAATCTTCGCGCCGTTGGCGTAGCGGGCGATATCGACACGACCCATCAGGCGCGGGGAAACTTCGCCCGCGGTGAAATTGGTTTTTATGAGGTTCGCACGCATGTCAGAACCTCGACTCATAGGTAGGGTAACCGCCAAGCTCTTCCGGCGGATCTTCCTGGCCGTCGACAGCTTTTGCCTGTTTAAGCAAAAACGCAGCCTCCTGCGTCAGGCTGTCACGCAGGCTAGTGGACCCGGTTACCGCATATGCCAGCTTGGACTGCATCGTCATTTCAGCCACATCCACCAGCGCGGCGTCCCACGTCGACTCATCCTCGTTACGGAAGATATAACGCAGGCGAATCACATCGATATTCGCCAGCAGCCTGCTGCCCTCAATCCGGTAATCAATATCGTCACGCGGTTCGCCAACTGACAGGACGCGAATAAGATCACCGGGCAGGGAAAACTGATAACCATACCCAAATACGGGCGCAGCGCTGACAGGTGAGAGCACAACGCGTTTTATCGCGCAATTCCACGGGTGAGCACGGAGTAATTTATTGCGAACGGTAGGGTAAAGGTTGGCGCAAAGACGGGCATGATCCGTGTCTTCGTCGAAATCGTTTATCGGGTGAGCACCCAGCGCCAGAAGTGCGTTTGAGCAGATAGAGACACTCGAAGTCATGGCATAACCTCAGATGAAAAAAGGCCGGGGGTAGACCCCGGCAAACACACCAGCGGCTTAAACAACAAAATCGATGGCGACGACTTTTTTCTCGTTGGCACGGCCAGCACCATAAGACGCATCAACAGAGATCTGAATGGTGTTGTTTTTATCGCGACGTGGACCGATATCGACGTTGTATTCTGCGCCGGTACCGAAATGCACAGCGGATTTACACCACGCAGCTGCGGTTTTGGTGGTCACGGCCGGATCGCCATCAGTCACAGAATCCAGCTTTTCGTAAGCCAGCCACTTAAAGCCGAGCCAATTGCCAGAGACAGCACCTTC